AAAGCAAGGATTCCAAGGATATAATTAATGATTGATAAAGAAATTAGAGAGGCTGGCCATACTTGGAAAAGCCTCTCTGAATTGCTTGGTGAAAACCCAAGTAACTTTAAAAGGAAATTAGTTCAAAACATTGAGAAGCTAAATAAGTGGCTCGAACCTCTTAATCTCCAAATCCTAATCGCTCCTAAGAGCGAAGGCGGGGAGGTAAAAAATAAAAGAAAAAGAAAGTGAGGATGAGGCTTGACACTACGAATGATGCCGTCCTCACTGGATCATAACGTTTTGCAGCTAAACGAGGTGGCGTACTCCACTACAAAATATTATTAAAAACACAAATTATGACTACAGAAAATAAGTCCTTAGAAAACGAAAACGAGCCATCTTGTTTAGCTGCTGTTAGCGGTTCGTTTTCTCGATTAAATGATTGGTTCGATATGAACGCAGAGCCTTGTTATTTAGGAAAACAATTAAAAGAAATTTTATACAATGAAGTTGAAGCAAAAAGGCTGTGCATAAAATTAGCGAAAGAGTTAATTGATTCAGTTCGACAAAACGATTTTCACTTTAAAAATATGTCAACTGTAGAAGTGTTGGAGTATCTCTTAAAATGACCGCTAACACCGATATGTACGCAATGCGTGTATCAATCCCCCTAAAAATCGAATTTCAAAAACGATAGAAAATATAAATTTTAACTAAACATTATGGAAAAAATAGTAATAAACATGACAGGCGACGGGCCGAAAGCTCGGACCGCTTTTTCAGGAATAATAGACGCACTCAAAAGCCCGGGCGCTAAGAGTACTTTGATTTTAGACGAAGAAGGCTACCCCCGAAAAGCTTTTCTTATAAGCGTAGACTTCAGTTTAGAAATAACTCTTATAAAGCCCTGAACGCGGACGACCACGAAGAAACGGAAGCGGACTACTACGCACGGAAATCTAGCGGCGGTCTGTTTGGCTGCGCTTTTTTAGCCAGCACTCTAGCTTTAGGGTTAGCCGCCGGAATAGTTAAAATAGTTTGGAGCTGCTTAAATTAAGCTAATTTTAAGTTAAAAAGTTAAAAGGCGACCTTCGGGCCGCTTTTTTTTGTAAACGAGTAAACAGAAAAAAAGTCTTTGTTTACCTTCTTTGTTTACAAGCTAACTACCTGATTACTATCATACTATACTACTGTATTACATAAAGTAAACAATAATATAAAGAAATATACAAAGGAGGTAGGGGGGTACTGATAACAACAGTACAACAGATACGTTTAGACACCCCTACCCCTTGGCCGTACTAATAGAAAAGTCTGTGTTTCTGTGTTTCTGTTTACATTTGGCTTTTAACCTACTGATTTTAAGGCTTCTAGTATTGTAAACAAAGAAAAACACTTTAAGCCTGAAAGGCCTTTTTATTGTTTACATTAGGAAAATGATTATTTTGCAGTCAATTAATCCAAAAATTTTAATGATATGGCAGCACCGTTTGGGAATGAGTTTTACAGAATGCGGATAAATACCGGCGCGCCGCGTAAGTTCGAAACGCCTGAAGACCTAGCCGAAGCTTTTAATAAATACTTTGAGTACATTGAAGCCAGCCCGCTAAAAGAAGCCGTTTTAATGAAGGTTAAAATAGGGCAGGACGAAAAGGTTAAAGTCTATAACAGGCCTCTTCCACGCGCTATGACTATACAAGGCTTTTGCGCGCACGCGGGTTTTGCCTCTACGGCGCTTTATGAGTATGAGAAGCAAGATGGTTATAGGGAAATCGTAGCGCGCGCAAAGGAAATTATGTTTAGCCAAAAGCTAGAAGGCGCCGCGGCTGGCTTGTTCAATCCCTCGATAATAGCCCGCGAATTAGGCCTAGCTGAAAAGAGTGAGCAAAGAATAGTTCAAGAGCAGCCGCTTTTCGATGATAGCGACGAGGACTAAAATAAAAGAAGTAGAAGGTTTTAAAATTACTACCGCTATCAGGAAGCTGCGGAAGCTTAAAGCCCGTACTCGCATAATCCCGGGCGGAACTTCAGCCGGTAAGACTTTCGGCATAATCCCTATTTTAATAGATCTAGCTATTAAGAAAAAAGGCCTTAGCGTTTCGGTAGTTAGTGAAACTATACCGCACCTGAAGAAAGGAGCCATAAAAGATTTTAAGCAAATTATGAAGGCGACCGGCCGCTGGCAGGAAGGCCGTTATAATATTAGCGACCGGGTCTATACTTTTGCGAACGGCAGCTTTATAGAGTTCTTTAGCGCGGATAGCGAAGGCCGGGTAAGAGGTCCGCGCCGCGACGTGCTATATATTAACGAAGCTAATAACATAGATTTTGAAACTTACTACCAGCTAGCTATTAGAACCGCCGAAACTATCTGGCTAGATTACAACCCTTCAAAGGAATTTTGGGCCAGTACCGAAATAGAAGACGATGAAGACGTAGAGCGGCTAACTTTGACCTATAAGGATAACGAAGCGCTGGCGCCTGCCATAGTAAAGGAAATAGAGAAGAACCGCTACAAAGCCTTCTTTAGAGACGAACTAAGCCTAGAAGACTTATTCAAAGAAGCCAATATAAAGAACGCCTATTGGGCGAACTGGTGGAAGGTTTACGGCCTAGGCCTGCAAGGCGTTTTGGAAGGCGTAATTTTCCAAAATTGGAAGCAGGTTAACGGCGTGCCGGAAGGCGCCAGACTGCTAGGCTACGGTCAGGATTTTGGGTTTTCTTCAGACCCGGCCGCGCTGCTAGCCGTCTACGGTTTTGACGGGAAAATAGTATTAGATGAATTGGTTTACACCAAGGGGCTAATTAACGCCGACCTGGCGAAAGAATACCGCCGGATAGGAGTTAGCCCCAGTCTAACTATATGGGCGGACGCGGCAGAGCCTAAAAGCATAAAAGAGCTGGGCGGCTACGGCTTTCGAATAGCGGCAGCGGACAAAGGAAAGGATAGTATTAATTTTGGTATTGATCTATTGCAGGGCTACGAAATGCTAGTAACTTCGAGATCTTTAAACCTCATAAAAGAACTAAGAAACTACACTTGGCTAAAAGACAAAAGCACCGGTAAGCCAACTAACGAACCTATAGGAAAAGACAACCATTTAATTGACGCGCTTCGCTATTTCGCCGTTATGATGCTATCCAATTACACCCCAAACTATAAAGGCGCTACACATGGCAAGACCAAACTCAAAAAGACCAAAGGCGAAATTTATAAAGACTTCCTTTAAAGATTTAACCGCTGAGGATCTTAGGCTGATAACTGACGACACGCCGCGCGGCCTAATCGCAGCGCTATCTAACCTAACAGCCGAAGAAGTAGCTAAGCTAAGCGCTGCCGAAGTGTTGGCGCTATTTGAGTTAGTCAGCTTCGTGGAGGATTTAAACGAAGCAGCGGCCGCCGTACCGCCTAACGCGGACCTGCCAGACGTAGACGTAGCCAGCGACACCTTCGAGAAGGCCGAACTAGCCAAGCTTAAAATTGGCACGCTTAAAAAACCTTACCGGCTTTTTCCCGAACTAGTTAGAATCTATTACGGCGAAGAACTATTAACCGGTCCGGCCTCCACATGCTTAGCCCTTGGCGCTTTAATCTACCAGGACCTGGCCGCGTTAGTGGAGCGCTTCAAAGATCTAGCAGGCGAACCGCCAACGGACGAAGAAGAAGAAGCAGGCGTAGCGGCGCTGCACACGTTCGGCCCTTACGGCCTGGCGGAAAGCATAGCGGCGAAATATCACTTAAGGCCCTACGACGTCTTCAAGTGGAGCGCTGAAGAAGTCTATTTAGAACTGACCTACCAGCTAGCCAAAAGCCGCTACCAGGACAACCTTCGAGAAATCGAAAGAAGGAAAACGCCTAAGTAAAAGCTAAGCCCTTCGGGGCTTTTTATTTTTAAGATTTTTAGTGTTATATTAGCCCGCAATATGGCGAACTATAGCAACTTAGTCAATACGGTACGCGCCGCAACGCCTGAAGGCCTGCGGTTTATTCATGGAAGGCTAACCGACTTTTCGCAAAACTATAGCGGCACCTACCCGCTAATTACGCTTTTACCCTTTACGATAACCGACGCGCGCAGCACCGCAAACGCCGTATTTGATAGTGCTAATTTAATTATAGGATTCTGGAAAGAAGACCGGCCAGACACTACGCCGGAAGAACGCGAAGCGATTATATCCGAAATGGACATACTTAGCGACGCCTTCTTAGACAACATACTAGACAGCTCTAAGCTTCAGCTTACCAATATTCAAAAGGAGCCACAGTATCAAATGTTTCAAGCGACGCTAAGCGGCTTCGCTATATCTTTTACCGCTAACCTGGTCGCACCGTGCTAACCGGCTTTAGCGGCTTAACTGAAGCAATATTAAAAGACTTTGCAGAAAGGACAATAGCCGGCATACGTTCCCGAATTCCTGACGTAACCGGCCAAAGCTCCGCCAGCCTAGGCTACAGAATAGACGCTTCAGGCCTTACTATTTTTTCTAGTATGAAGTATTTTACCGTATTGGAAACAGGAAGAAAGCCCGGCAAGCGGCCGCCTATTAGCGTAGTGGAGCAATGGATTAAAGACAAGCCTATAGCTTCAGATATTTCTACGCGTTCGCTAGCTTTCTTAATAGCCCGTAAGATAGGCGAAGAAGGAAGTTTACTATACCGGCAGGGCGGCAAGTCTGGCGTAATATCTAAGTCAATAAACGACGCGGAAATTAAGAGCGGCCTAACTGACGTACTGAGCGAAAAGTTTAAGCAGTACGTAATAAACGAATTTATAAAAGTATGAGCGTGATAAACCAAGTAACCGGACCGGCTGCAGGCGCCGACGTTTTTAGCCCACTAATCTATGAATTTGCTTTTAGTTCTTCAAACGCTTCTTTTGTTAGCGTGGAGGCTATAGCAGCCATAGACATAGCGGCGGCCTACTCTACGCTGCTAGAAGTTGGCGATTCGGTGCGAATTACTAACGGCGCTTACTTAGGCGTTTATACGATTATAGAAATAAGCGAACCTTCGCCTGGCGTTACGCTCCGACTTTTACTTAATACGCCTTTTATCGGAAGTTCAGCCGCTACAGGTTCTTCTAGGTTTACGCCCGAGGGCTTAGCAGACTTTCAGATATTAGCCGGCTACTTTGCCGGCGACGAAGCAGCGATTAAGCCTTGGCAAATTATAGACGAAGTACGGGTAAGCCCTAACAATTCAGGCGTTTACCGGTTTGACGTTAGCGGCTTTCTTCGCTCGCGCTTTGCTATTACGGCGCCCGTGGCAGGTCCTAACGTTCCTATAAGCTTGCGCTATTCGGTAAGGCTTAAAAGTGCTACAGCAATACCAGACGACGCAGCAGCGCTCACGCTATACTACGGGCTAGATGATCTAACCCCGCAACAGCAAGCCGGCGAAGAAGCGGTAGGCGAAAGGCCTATTTTATTCTTCGGCAACGTGCCAACGCTTTACAGCTTAGCGCTAAACAAGGGAATAATTAACAATTTTATAGCAGACCCTAACGAGCCAAGCAGCACAACCGGCGGCGCGGTTATAGACTTGAAGCTTTTAAGCTGCCAGCCTAAGCTTTTAACTTGGCTGGGCTTAGCACCTACCGCCGGCTTCAGCGTTTCGCCCGCGCTCCCTTCGTGGATAGCCGCAACGGCAGACGGTAATAATATTAACCTAGTTATTAACCCCTGCACAGCGGGAGCCGGTGACTACCTTAGCGCAGACTATAACCCACTAGACTATTTAACCGCCGGTCAAGTTAACAGCGTAACCGGCTGCTTCAGCTTTGTATTTTCTAACGGCGGAACCCTATTTACTTTAAACGTCTGCGTTACGCCTATAGCGGAAATAGTAGACGTTTGCGCGGCTGATAGCCTTATTTTTGGATGGCTAAACCAGCGCGGCGGCTTTTCTTCGCTAGCCTTAGAAACTAAATTTACCAAGGGCCGCGAATTTGGGGGCGATAGCACCGTAGTAGATTCAACCGAGACGCTAAAGCGCGTAGAGTTTACCGACGTTTACGACGTCTTCGAGCTGCGCGGCGGGGTTCTTTCAAAGGTTCAGCTAGATTCCTTAGCCAGCCTTCGCACGTCTATTCAGTCTTTTTTGTATAACACCGCTACGCAGGCCTTTGATATTCCTATAGTAATAGACCGGCAGAATTTTAGCACCTACGGAAACCGATTCAACCAAAGCGAAACGCGCTATAGCCTGAGATTTAAACTAGCAAAGCGCGTAATAGTGCAAACCCAATAAGCGCCCGGTATGACTGAGATTTATATAAACAATACTTTAGTAGATACGCAAGGAGCCGACATAGTTATAACCCTACAGGCGCTTAGCTTAGAAAACCCCGGAGCTAGGAAAGGTAGCTATTCAAACGTCTTTGAGCTAGCCCGCACTAATTCAAATAAGGCACTATTCGATAACTGCGATATAGTAACGAGTTTGACCAATTTACCCTATAGGCGTAATAGCTGCAAGATCTTTATTGATGGCGTAGTAGTGGTAGACGGCAGCGCGGTAATTATGGAAAGCGCGCAAAATTATAAGCTATACGTTAGCGCGGGGAATAGCGACTTCTTTAAAGATATTTCTTCGGTGAAGCTAATAGACGTAGACTTAACTGAATACGATCATTTGTATAACGGGCCTAATGTAGCCGCACGCCGGGAGACTACCGAAGGCTTCGTATATCCTAACATAGACTATGGCTTTTTTGAGTACGCGACACCGGGCGCAGCTTCTTATAGCTTCCGCTTTTTCCATCCTAGTATTTGGGCTAAGACTATTATAGCCAAGGCCGTGGCCGCGCTAGGCTACACAATAAGCGGCGAACTACTTACTACTTTAAGTTTTAAAAGTATGGCTGTTCTTTGCCGCGGAGCCGTGGCCGACCTGCTAGATAGCTTAGCTAATTACAAACATACTATAGACTACAACCAGCTAACCGAAGACACAGTAGAAAAGATAAACTTCCCGAATAAAGTAAAAGATACTTCAGGCCTTTACGCTTTCAATTTAAACGCCGGTCAATTTGTCTACAGCCCTAACGTAGCGGACCGCGAAGAAATACGCTTTGAAATAAGCTTTATCGGAAAGGTAATAACTAATTTACCTAGGCGCTACACTAACGCGCTAGTTTCCATAGATCTACTAATTTACGACGCGGCCGGCACGCTGCTATTGACTTTAACCAAGGGCGTAAACTTTGAGGACCGCTTTTTTGGTCCTTTTAATATCTACCGCGCGCCTTCTTCTGGGACCCTAGAAAAAGATCTAAATTTTACCTATCCATCAACGCGGGACGACGCAATGGCCTTCGCCGCGCTGCTAGCCTCCACGGCTGATTTAACTACGCTTCGATTCGGCTGGCAAGTTAGGAGCAACCGGCCCGGCTACGGCCTGAAATACCTACGCTTTGAAAACCTAGAGTTCAACATAAACCAAGTACCAAAGAACGGCACGCGCTTAGGTGGTCCTAATATTCCCATAACCGTAAGAGCGGCAAACGTACTACCGGCAGCGCCTACCGTGGGCGACCTGCTTTTAACTATTGTAAACCTGGAAGGGGTTATAATTCAGGTAGACGAGACACGAAAAGAAATAAGAACCGCTAAAATAGATAGCTTAATAAAAAACAAGGCGGGAGCCTTAAATTGGTCTGGCAAATTAGATCTAACCGAGAAGCCCGAAATAGGGTATAACCTGAAAGGCTTTGCGCAGCGTAATTACTATGAATTCAAAGGAGACGAAAAGGACCCGCTTCTGGAGCCTAACGCGGGGCGGGGATCTATAGCGGTAGATAATGAAAACTTAGAGGCAGAAAGAGCTATATTTATTAGCAAGTTTTCGCCGGTCCCTTCTTTGCCAACGCTGCAAAATAGCGTAACTATGGGCCGCGTCTTTACCGGTGAAAAGTACACCTTTGACGGGTTCAACTATAATCTAAACGAGGATTTAAAGATAAACGAATTTTCGCCGCGCGTCGCAATCCTTTCCGAAGCTGAAGCCAGCTTAGATATTATAATAGACGCCAACCTAATCAACTATGAAGTTAACGCCGGCGCGCTAAGTTTTGAAAGGGCTATGTCCGATAACTACAAACTGCTAAGGGCTGCCACGGTTAACACCAAAACAGTAAGGGCGCTTTTCCTTTTGGACCTTGGCGACGTTAACCGGCTAGATTTTACCAAGCCTATCTATGTGGATTATTTCGGCGACTTTTTCTATATTGAATCTATTAATCAATTTAAACTAAATAAGCGCGAAAGCTGCTTCGTAAATTTAGTAAAATTAGGCGTATGAGTGAATTAATAGAAACCGTCCAAAGGCTGGGCTTCTGGTTTAATATAGGAAAAAAAGATACTAAAATGAAGACACTAAACGAGCTACAGAGCCTTTTAGCAAAAGCGGAAGCCAACTATTTGAGCTGCGGCTGCAAAGTCTATAGGGAAGAAATACTAGATATAAAGGCGCAAATTAAGGCGCTGGAAGATAGCGTAAAAAAAGGGTAAGCCATGGCTGAAGAAAGTATTTTATTAAGGGTGGGAATTGACGAAAGCCAAATAGCCCGAAGCGAAAGCGCAATAGTTTCCGCGCGTGAAAGCCTAGACGCCCTTCGCGAGTCTAACAAAAAGCTGGCTGAAGAGGGTAAAAAGAATACCGCCGAATTTGTTAAAAACGAAGTAGCTATAAATACTTTAAATACTACGGTAAAAGAAAACCAGCGTATTTTAAATGCTTCGGCTAAGATCACTAAAAGCAGTACCGGCAGCATAGCGGAGCTGCGCGCCAACGTAAGCCGACTTAAGCAGGAGTACGTAAACCTTAGCGCTGAAGAGCGAACTAACGAGAAGACCGGCGTAGCGCTTCAAAAATCGCTATTGGCTCAGACCGAAGCGCTAAAGGAGCTAGAAGGCGAAATAGGCGTAACCAGCCGAAACGTCGGAAACTATACCGGCAGTATTTTAGAAGCCGTAGACGGCACCGGGCTATTTTCTAAAGCTCAAAAGGCGCTGGCCGCCGCTCAGAACCTTTCCACCTTGGCGACTGAAGGCGGCACTATAGCGACGCAATCCTTCGGGAAGGCTTTACTTCTTTCCGGAATAGGGGCTTTTGTAGTTGTGCTAGGTTCGTTAATATCCTACCTGACACAAACCCAGGAAGGTATGGACCTTGTAAGCAAAGCGACCGCAGCCGTCGGCACTTTTGTAGCGGTAGTAATAGATGAGTTTAGCCGGCTGGGTAAGCAGATATTTGACAACGTAGTGCCGGCTTTTGAAGGG